TGAATCAGATATTTCAGGAGCCGTTATTCTGACAGGTGTAAATTCCCCAGCCAAATCAGTTGCTATCATTCCGCTTTTGCTAGTTGTTATATGTCCTTCAAAATCATCTCTAATATCGTTTAGTTTTTTTGCATCTGCTAATGTTTTAGCAGCATAAACACCTTTTATTTGTAAACTAGCTTCAATACTCTTAGGAAGTCCTTGAATCGTCTTATCTAATGCATCAATCGTTCGTACAATGTCATAATCATTAGCTAATCCGTTATCATCTCCACCACCTACTATAGTATTCATCCCTCTTCTCCATTTTAAATGAATCAAATCACTATATGGCAATGTGTATGTTGTTCCATCCTCAAAGTCTAACTTTATTTCCCATACTTGGCCATCGTTAATTCCTATATAAACACTTTGAGGATTTAATGGATACATAGCAGTATATTTTTTTACTGTGTTTCCATTAGGTAATATTAAAAGGTCATATTGAGGATAGATAAAAGCATTTCTATTTTTTCTTCTAAGCCATTCGACATTAGATAAAAAATCGCTTGTAGTTTGCAATGGATTAGGCTTGAATCTAAATAGTCTTGTAATATCATCATTTTGAATTTTTAATGAATCTCCATATTGAACAATACTTTTTATATCTATTTTGCTTATTTCACTTGCAACTCTATCTATTGCATTATTTACAAAATCTGATAAGTATATATTTTTACCAAAGCTAGTAAATATTGGCTGAGAGTTTGTTAACCATGTGCTATATTGATCTGTTGTTCCACCTTTAAATACATTCTTTAAAAAATTGAAATTCACTTTTTTCACTTCCTCTCTATGCTATTAGTCCCATAAATTCTGACCTATGCCATTCTAACGTTGCGTAAGCATCAACAGTTGCTGCAGTTCCATCTATCTTTTTATCTGCGTGCATTTTTGCTGGTATAATTCTTCCCATTGTATCAACCTTAATCCCGGTATTACAAAAGCACCAAAAATCAATTGGATTATTGTTATAAACTACTAATTTATCTCTTAAATCAGCTTCTAATGTTCTCATAGGATTATTTAGCACCTTAAAATCTTGTGGAATATTTTCTGCTATCTTATCCCCAAATATTTCCTCATATCTATTAACAAAATCCTTTGCAAATCGATTATCATATCCACTTTTAAAAGGTTTTAAGTCATATTCTATTAACAATTGATAGTGCCAATCTGCAATCATTGAGCTCTCTACAGAATTACCAGGAACAATTGTTATATATCCTTGTTTTTCCCACTCTCTATAATCAACATCATCTGGTGCATTAACTAACTTGCTTTCAGGTATCCAGTAATGTGAATGAAGATATGTTTTTCTATCGTTTGGCTTCTTTAAAAGTATTTTTGAAGCACAAAGATCTGTGGTTTCTGCAAAATCATTCCCAGATATGTAAAAACCTCCGATAAAATCTTTAATATCAAAGGTTTCAGTATTTAATATTTGATGTTGTTGCATCCATGCTTGTGCATTCGATTGTTTAAAGTTAAAATCTTTAGCTAACATAAACGCTCTGGTTGCACTATTGGTTTTAGCTTCTTCCACTAAATCATCCATGTAATGCCACTTCTTAGATACTCCTAAGTTTGGATTACTTTTAACCCAGCTATTACGATCTTGCCATACTTCGGATTCACTATCTTGTGTATATAACCAAACAAGCCATCTTGGTCTATTTAATTCTCCTTTTAGTAATTGCCTAGCTTCTTTTAACTCTCCATCTAAATATCCATCTTGTGTAAATCCTTCTGTTGTGATTTCATCAACCATGGCTTCATCTTTTGTAGATGTTGACTGAATTATTGGAGCTACAAGGCTATTATCTTTCATTTCATGGACCTCATCTATAATGGCCTTATCAATATTCTTTCCTTCTTTAGCTCCAGTCTTAGCAGATAACTTTTTAATCTTAGCTTTATTCTGTGCGCTAAACTTTCCTTTTTTATTTTTTTGTCTTTGATTACCCATAAATATTCCTTTTATATTTTTACGGCTAACCTTAACTAATTTATGGCTTTCTTCACGCATATTATTTATTTCATCAAATATAAGTCCAGCTTGTTCATAATCATTTGATGCACAAATAATATTAGTACCAATATTTCCACAAAAGAATTCGCTCAATGCATCTGCAGCACATAAAGTTGTTTTTCCATTCTTCCTACCAATCAAGAGTAATGTTTTGGTAAATCTTCTAAGCCATTTGTTCTCTATAAACATATAGAATCCATATTTAGCTTCTAAAAATGCTTTTTGCCAGAGCTCCAATATAAAAGGATCTCCGGCAAATGGTGAAATGCTATGTTTGCATTCTCTTTCTATGAAATTTATTCTTTTATGTGCTTCTGTAGTTTCAAATTTAAATTTCAAATTATCCATATCGTCTACAAGTATTCTTAATTGAGCTTTTAGCTCCTTACCAACAATTATTTCACCACTTAAGCATTTATCTGTGTAATCCCAAAGGAATGAACCAGGATATTTCTCTTTTAATTTGCTTAATCCATATTTATCTGCTAATAAATGGCTTTTATTCATAATCGTCTAACCCATCATCTCCATCATCTTTTTCAGTTGATAGATATTTCATTAATTTATCAGTAATGTTGGTTAATGCAGCTGAGTGCTTAGATATTTCACCGCTTATAGGTAATGATTGCTGAATACATGGATTATCAGGATGAATCTTTACTAAACCGCTTATCAAAGCCTGTTCATTCAATCTTTTTAAGTAAATTCTTTCATATGCTGCTTGTTCAATCAGTGCCTCAAGTGCATTAATTTTATTTTCGTCAGCCCCATCAAAGTCTTTTTTAAGCCTTCCAATCTCAATCAATAACTCAGACTCTTTCACAACATCACCTCTCTTTTATCAATTTTCAAAAAATCTGATTGAAAAAGTCAAATTTTTAGTGTGTGTTCTCTATCTAACCCATGTCAGTAAAGCACAAAATTTTATTTTGTTGTGGTCCGGGGGGCCTTCTGTAGTCTTTCTGATAACAATTGTTCTTCTGAAAGCAATATTCCATCTGTGGAGAACTCTTTATTTGTTGTTAACTTGCAGTCCCTATGTTTTGAATTCTTATTGTACATGCATCCGCTCTTACTACACTGTGTATTCTTGTTTGGATCACACTTATAAAGCTCTTTATTTTCACTCATACTTATCCCACCAATCTTCTATATATTCTTTCCACGCTCTTGGCTTATCGCTCTTCTCTAATCTATCAATACATTCTTGCATAGTACTATCGCAATAGATTAACTCCGCTCCCAATTCCTTTGCTACCCTTTCCCTATCATACTTATCAGGATATCCACCTATAATGTAAGCATCATACCACTGTCCATATCTTGTTTTGATTTGGTCTAATAAGCTATCTCTAAGTTTAAACACATTAAATCGTATGTTCTTTGGTTTAATGTATTCAGGTTGTAATGTGATAGCTTGATATAATGCATCTATATCAAGTACTATATCCCCATACTGCATAAGCTCTGCTACCAATGTATGCTTTCCGGATAATGGACTGCCATATATTATATAGACATTCTGCTTATTACCAAACCTTCTATGCTCTTTGTTGTGACACTTACTGCATATAATCTCAATATTGTCTGGATTAAGTGATATGTTAATATTGTCTACATTATCCTCTGTAAGTTCTATATTGCAATGGTGCCCTATCAAATTACTAAAGTGCGCTGGTATTTCTCCACATCGTTTACATTTTCCTTTAGCCTCTACCTTTAATATATAAGTTAGATCTCTCCATTCTTTAGTGCAATAGAATTGATGCAGTTTATCCATTTAACTACTCCCTGTCCTTACCAATACTTCTTACTATCAACATCTTTCTCATGTATAAATTGTTCTTCTGATAGCTTCTGTTTCTTCTTCATTGTATCAACTCTTGTCTTTTGTTCCTCTGTTGCTAAGTCGCTATGGTCCGCCAGCCAATTAAGAGCTTTCATTTTATCCAATAGTTTAATTGAAAATCCATTGTTCCCTTCTTTAAACTCTGATATTAATGTTCCGTCAATTTCCTCGCTATCTTTATAATCTATATAATTGATCTTCTGATATATCTTTAGGCCATTAACATCATTACCAACTTCAACATCCATTTTACCAAACGTAATATAATCGGTTATATCAGAAAACGCAATATCCATATACTTTTGAAATATATCTTCTGGCTTTAACATAGCTCTATTAAGTCTATTTTGCTTAAGCTTTGCGATTGCGATTTGAATATTAGTCTTACTTAGTAATTTACACCCATTCACCATTGCGGTAGTTTTACTGCATTGATATGTCTTTTGATATGCCTTCGTTGCATTGAAACATTGGATGTAATAAATACAAAATAGCAAGTGTTTTTCGTTTAATTCTTCGATTTTCTGAATTTCATTTAGCTGTTTTTCCATGTCCATATCAATGGTATCTTCTTCAATAGTTGCATTAGTTGAAGCGTTTATCTTTTTATTCTTCGAATTTTTATCATTTTGTTTCGAATAACCGCTTTTCTTTTCCCATTCGTCTAATGCTTTCCATTTTGATATTGTTTTAGGATCTTCCTGTAATATTTCTGCCAGCTCTTTATTGCTTATATTTCCTTTATGCCTTTTAAATATTCTAAATGCTTTATCTCTATTTGGGCTTCTATTCCTTGCCAATATCACCACCTACTTGTCTATTTCATTTGATTATTAGTATTTAAAAGATTCTTTATTAAATTTTATTTTAAAATCATTGTAAAAAAGCACCTGCCAAGATAGCAGATGCCTTTAAGAGGGGTCAAACAATTAATAAGGGGTTATATTGTCTTGAGTGATTTACTCTATGATAATAATAACATGGTATTTATCGAACAAAACGAACTAATATAAAAGTTTTAAAAATCTTTCTATAGACATTCTGCAACTATCTTCTGTGTGGTTCCCTCCCATTTTATGAGCCACCCTAATCCAACTCAAATTATCTATAAACCTAAATGTCATCATCCGCCTTATCCTGCTATCATCAACCTTATTTATGTACTCTTCCACTATATTTGTCTGTTCTAATAAATCTACCTCCATTTCTTTCAATTTATTTATGCGATTTCTTAATATCATTTTTTTCTTACTGCACTCAGGATTAGGAAAGCCTTTGATCTTGAAGTGTTGTTTTCCTCCGCTTCCTCCGTTTACAGAATCTATCACTTCACCTTCTTCCTGAATCTTTTTTATTTGTTTCTCCAGCCTATCTATGCTTGTTTTCTTTTCCTCTATCTCTTGGCGCATGTCATAGTACTGGCTCAGTATACTTTTTATATTTGTATTATTTTCCTGTATCATTATTTCTAGCAATTACTTCACCCTCCAGTCCTTATGATATCTATTTCTATAATTTAAATATTAGCTTACTAGATAAATTTTCTCAACTTCATCCAATAATTTATTCTCTTGGTGCTGGAGGTACTCTATATTTTGAATTAAACAACTTACGATAACAGACATCACAAATATCAGTTCTTTCCCATCCTAAGCGACCATCTTTTTTAACTTTGAAATTATTATCTGCCTCATTCGTCTTACATAAATCACAAATCTTTTTATTCATTGATTAGTTATCCTCCATTAAATTTTAATTTAATTCTCTTCTGCTATCGCATTTTCTATATATTAAGCTGCAACTTTCCTTGCATATTTTTATGCTATCGCAACTCATGCAGCATGGTTTGTCTGGTTTTTCACTCTCCTTGGGGCATCCAAACCTAGTGCATGTGTATCGTGTATTTCCAATCTTAGCAAGTTCTTTTTCCATCTTTAAAAGTCTGTTCTCCAGAACCCCTATTATTTCTTCGCGCGTCTCTTTGTTTTTGATTATGTATTCAACATTAACTCTTTCTCCATAAAACCAGTCTTTAAAAGCTGATAATGTACCGTTTATGCGTCCTCTTAGTGTGCAATCCTTCCTCTCTTTGAATTGAAAAAGAAATAAATCTAGTTCTTTTATTGTTCCGCTTAATTCAGTTGCCTTTTTAAATTCTTCTTGTGTCATAGTTCCTCCTTTAACCTTTAATTTCTTCAATTATTTCATGGGAAAATATACAATCATCCTCGCCTATTTTAAAAGTACAATCCTCACAATTATCACCATTTTCACTGCATATATCATCATGCTGTGATTCCATCTCTTCTGTTATTTCTATTTTTACATATTTCATATTTTCAAACCTCCATTTTAATTTACGTTACCAACCAAATATACAGTATCCATCCATTAGTCCAAACTGATGACAGTCTTTAAGTACATATTTTATTTTTCTTTTTATTCCCCTACCTGTATAATTACTTCCTGTATATTCATCTAAAGCAACCGTATCTCCTACCTTAAAATCCCTATCATTTACTCTTAATTCAAAGTTCTTTTCACGGTTAACCAATGATTGATAATAAGGCACTAATACCTTTAATCTGTGTGCTTCTGGACTTCGTTCCATAATACCCTCACTTTCTAATTAATCAGATGATCTGCAATTTTTACATACTTCTCTTTCTTTACTGTTTGTTTTTTCTATTCTAAATCTTTCATTTAGATATTCTTCTATCCATTTTTCTATTCCTCCTGGTTGAGCTTTTAACCTATCAACTTCTTCTTTATCCCAGTTAGCTACTAATGCTAATTCTCTGGCCATTTCTTTATTGTTCATTTTACGAATTTTATCACCAAATGTTATGTATAACTTTAATGAATTTAAATTATTTATCATTTCTTTTATTGCTTTATCAATACTTGTTACATCCAACACATAATCTTTCTCTTTTTTCAATCTTTTTAATCCCATCCATTCTGATATAACATTACTCATTATCCACCTCGATTCATCACAACTGCTGCGATATTTTAACTCTATAAGTTACCATTCGTAATTTTGTTTTATTTCACTTGTATTAATTTTTTTTCTGAACTCCTGGAGTTTTATAGCCTTTTCTTCTATTATTTTATCTTCTTTTGAAATATTGTTTTTAACCATTAAGCTCATTAATACAGTCCTGTTTGCTTTTAGTCTTTCTGCCACTTCATTGATTGTCAGGTTTTGATTTATGTATAGGTCTGTAACTTCTTCTTTACTCATATTTCTTTTATATCCTCCAATCTATTTATAACTATTCCATCTTTGATTAGCACTAATGGTGATGAACGCACATATAATATTGCTGTTTTTACTCTCTTAGGATTGATTGAGTCTATATGAGCTTTAAACATCGCATTTGTGGTATTCTTTGTCCTGTTACCTACATCGCAACTGCTGCCATCTTTGTATATTATTTCTAGTCTCTTCACCGGCTTAGCTCCTTTACTTCAAATTCATGTTTTCCTAGTAGTTCACCTAAGTAAATCCACAGCTGCTTATTGGCCACGTTTGTTCCTTTTGCATTCTCCCAATTATTCTTTATCCAATCGGAAAGCCAGTTATTTACTAATGCTCCATAGACATATTGATTATCTAAATATATTGTTAAATAGGATTTCTTTGTCATATGCTCCAAGGCTTCTATGAGCGTGGCCAACGCTGTTGCATTTCTAGTAATTCCTTTAACTGCTTCATATTTCTTTTCTACTATCTTATTTGTAGTCTTATCTAAGCATCTTAGAGTTGCTATATTCCTTTTAATTTCTATAGTGACTTCATACACTACAGCCAATTCCTCCCTACTTCTTCCATCCATTCTTTTCTTGAATGAGTTTCTTCATATTTTCGTTGTGCTGCTCGTTTTAAAATCAAATCATTTGTTTCATTCTCGTGTACGGCTTCCTTATGATTTCTATGATGTATATTACATAAGTTAACCTTTAGCCCTAGTCTTTCTCCTACTGGCCGTAAGCCTGTACCATGTATGCAATGATGCCCTTCAGTTATTTTGTAACCGTAATCGTCTAGCAATAGCATACATAGGTAGCAGCGTTTGTCTTCAACATCTTGCATAATACTTTTTTTATGTATAATCTTTTTCTTTCTCTTTTTCCCTTTTGCATCAGGATCCTTTAATCTATTCATCTGCATTATGCGAACGGTAACCCCTCATCTTCTGGTACGTCCATAAATCCATCTTCTCTTTCTGGACTTGGTGGTGGACTGTTTGTAGAAGATGCCTTACTTTCTGCAAATTCTTGTTCTTCAACAATAACTTCTGTTGTGTAAACTTTCTGGCCATCTTTATTTGTATAACTTCCAGTTTGGATTCTTCCGGTAACGATTATCTTCATTCCTTGTTTGAAGTACTTTTCTGCAAATTCTGCTGGCTTACCAAATGCTACGCAGTTAATGAAGTCGGCTGTCTGCTGTCCTGCTGCACGTCTTCTATCTACTGCTAATGTATATCTTGCTACAGCACTAGGTTCCATTCCAGTGCTATAGCGTATATCAGGATCTCTTGTTAACCTTCCCATTAAAATTGCTTTATTCATCGCTCACAGCTTTCTTTCTTACTTTTACTTCTATTTCCATATTGTGCTCTATACAATTTTTAGCATAACTTTCAAATTGTCTAAACTCTTTGCTAAAGTCGTTCATTACTTTGTTAATATTGTTTTTTGTAATGACAAATGAAAGTTCATCAACATATGTATTTACTATCTCAGCAGCTACAGTTTCAGACTCTTCTTCCTGAACTGATTCCTCTAATTCAGTCTTTTCTACTTCTTCTAATTTTTCATCTTCTTCTGGTAATTCTTCTTCAGGCAATTCTTCTATATCTTCTACTGTATCAGTGTCTTCAACCGTTTTTTCTACTTCTGGAACAATCCCCGGATAATCGCTTATTGTAGCTTGTCCTGGTATTTGTTCATCAATATCATCTTCATCTTCTTCTGAATCGTCCTCAGGCCTAGTCTTTACCACCTTTTGTCTCTCCGACGTGGCTTTTGGTTTTTCAATGGCTTTCGCTATTTTTACCTCTACAGGCATAATGTCTTCAAACGGTTCCATGTAGTAGAATGTCCATGCATCTTTATCTATGGTAGAATTTTCTGCTTTTGAACCTCCTATTGTGATGAAATAGCATTCGTTAAATTTATTTAAAAATTCTACATGAGTGTAATCTCCTCCTTTGTTTTCTGCTACAAGTGGCATAATTTTAATACCACTCTCTTTTATAATTGTGTTGTACCCTTCCATACGTTCCATTTTGAATTTTGATGGTGCTATTATGTTGAATAATTTATCATTTACTACTCTATCAGTTAACTTTTCATCATTTACAGCTGATTTGGCGATGTTAAAGTAACTTTTGAACTCATTTTTGTGGCTTTTAAAGAAACTAATTACAAATAATTTTAATAGGTCTTTTTCTGCTGAATCATTAGTATTTTCAAGGGTTTGTGCGACCGTCGCACAACTTTCGTTTGATGTGATTTCTTCTGATAAATCTGCTTTTATTGACCGCAATTCTTTTATTGTTATGTTTGTAGGAATCTCTGATCTTATTTCTTCTGGTATTCCTAACATTTCGGTCAATTTACTGCTGCCATATCCGATATATTCTGGTCTAATCTCTGCAGCGTTACCCTCAATTGAATATATATCATTGATTTGCATGAATCTAAGTGCCTGTGTCCTTGTGATGTTGTATTTTTCCAGTACATAGTCATAGATTGTATCAAATCCCTCTTCTTTAAATAGTTCTGACTCTTTTGCTTGCTTAAACAGGTACCCAAGATATACAAATCCAGTAGCTATATTTCCCATCTGGTGTGATATCTCTTCGTCCATATCGTTGTAGCATGTCCATCTTGATAATTGATTCATTAGCTTGCCTCGCTTTCAATATTTGTATTTGATATTTCCATTAAATCTGATTCGAGTACATCCAGTAGCAAGTGGCCTGCTAAACATCCACCTCTTATTTTGGCTTTCGTTTTTCTCAATTCATTAAAATTTTCTAACCTTAGTTTTGCGGATTCAACACCTAGTAATTCATCATCTTTTGTTAGCTTTTTTTGAATTTCCTTTTGCCATTTGATGATAAATTTCTTAGCAGCTTCTATATCTTCATTTTGATTATCTCCTAATGTTCTTTTTTGACGTATAGTTCCACTAGGTTCGGCTTCAAGTACATAGTATGGAGTTTCAATGTCTTCTGTTTTTCTTAAAAACAATAGATATGTCTCTCTTCTATTAATTCTGTCGAAATATCTTTCATCTCTATCAAAGCAAAGTCTTAGTATTTCTCCTTCTTTTAAGATATCTTCTATTTTTTCTGGAGCTATAACAGTAAATTCCTTGTTTGCGTATTCATATTTTGATTTTATGTTTTCCAGAACAGTCTCAACGTCGATAAACTTTTCTGCTATTTCTCCTGCTTTTAATGTTAGCCCCTTTTCCTTACAGAGTTCTGCTACATCATTGTGTGCTATGAGTAGATTTTTTGGTTTGAATATAATTTCAACCTTGGCATTCATCTTTAATCTATTTGCCATGTGAAGATAATCCTCCCATGTTCCTAGTAGTTGTTTTGGATCTCTTTTTGTTAGTTCATATTGTTTAGATAAATAATTACAAATCTTTGTTTCGCTCATGCGATCTAGTATAAATTTGATTTTATCCGGTTCAATGCCTTCTATTTCATAAAATTTAATAACCTGGTTGTTTAATTCCTTGTCGGCTTTTTTCTCATATTTAAGCCACTCCAGCGCTATCATTCCTCCATCTATTTCTCTTAATTTTTTCAATCTTAAATTGTCAATATTCAGACACTTAGCAAAATCTTTAGATTGTTGTATATCCCGGATTATTCCACCTTTAAGAATTTGCATTGTTAATTTTTTAAGTCCTAATTTAATTATTTTTTCTAAATACGGTTTGTCAATCAAATTAGTAAAGCATATTTCTGGATCTGTTTCATTGCTAGATTTTAAAATTTCATATAATCCAGTTTTTTTAATTATTTCTATTTGGTATAGATTTCTTTTGTAAACCATTCCATTTTCCCATCCATAATAACTGGCCGAAACACTTCCTTTACACCATCTCATGTCTTTATTTTTATATAATTCATAATTAAAGGCTTGTGTTGATTCTTTTGAGAAGAAAATTCTTCTAGTCTCTCTCGAGTATGTTCTATACTTTTTGTACTGTTCTTTTTTGATAGTTTTTTCAGCAACAAACTGCCTCATTACAAGACCTGTTTCACATTTTTGCAATAACCAACAAAATGCTTTTGGAGTATCAATGACCGCTGCAGCTTTTCCTATACTCTTATAGATTATTTTCTTTTTGCAACAAACACATTTTCCATCTGCATTGTGTTTTTGATTTTTTATCGGAACAACTTTTTCACAATATGTGCAATATCCTTCTTTTGCGCCTTTTTTATCATATTTGTAGAATATATAATTTTCTGTAATTCCAACTTTATCAACCCATCTATTCCAGTCCTTAGGTACTTCTGGTACCTGCTCTTGTACTTGGTCCCATGGATCCGTTTCTCTTCTGTGTTTATTTGTCAATTGCTCAGTTCTAATATTTAACTGATAGTCAAGTACTCCTTTGAATCCACCGCTTTCGGTTCCTAAATATAGCCTTATTGTCCTGTTTGTATCTCTGGTCGCGTAAATTCCTGAATGAAATTTATATTCTGGCCAATCTAGCATGTCAATCTTTGCATTTCTCCAGTTTTGCCTTTCAGTATCCCAGGTAATAAACTCTCCTGTTTCTCGGTTAATAAACACTTCATATCTTGGTATAATCTTTCCTTTTCTTATCTCATCCGCAAGGAAGAGTGCAATTTTCAAATACCCATCGAGTTGCTGTGCCCTCATATATACTCCAAATCTATATGTATCAGTCTTTCTTCCTGAATATCCATATACTTTTTGCTCAGGATTATTCTGATTTGCTATTTTTATCATTACAGGAGTAGCATTAAGGTTTCTAAGCTTTTCTAAATCTTCTTTTCTCATATCATACCTGCTTTCCTTCGATGGAATACCAAGTGTCTTCCATAATTTCTTTTCCATCTACAATCAATATTCCAATTTCCTCAATTTCAGTATTATTTATATATTCCTTAACAAATCCAAGAATCGAACCTTTTTTCCCTTTGGCAATTGGTTCTTTTCCTCTTACAATTGTAAAATTTGAAGTCGCGGTACCTTCTTCCTTTTGTACTCTACTATTCCAATTTCTTAATGGATGATTGCTAATATATAGTAATGCTTCTGCAACAAAATCTTCTAGTGATAGTTTTTTAATAAGTTTCATTCTCGTACATGCAATTTTACTATCATATCCATCTTCGTGAATGTCTCCATCTGCTAATACCAAGTAATAAACAGATCCTTCCCAATTTGAATAATAAGACAAACAATCAATAGGATCTTCCGCACAGTGAAATCCATTCTTAGCGCAATTAGCTTTTGGTTCTTCATTCCATATTCCTAATTTATACTGAAATTTATGACCACTAGATGTGCATGAAAGATTCTTGTCAAACCCTTTATAAGCCATAATCATCTTTAGTACCTCACTATTGTTTTTGATAATAATCTAGTACTATCAAAAATGCCGTCATATCAGCTATGTATTGTTTATTTTTTTTTTCCATTTCCTTTTTACCTTCTACCCAGTAATAATTTAGGCATTCAAGAAGATTCTTTCCTTTTTTTCTTATTGCATTGGCAACATCTACCTCATCTGCTCTGCTCTGTAGGAAATCCACAAATGGTTCTACTGGAACATGAGGATACTTTTTTACATGTGCCTTTACTTCAACTGATTCCTTTTCAACATTTAGTTTTCCAACTGCTGCCATAAAAGGATCCGTTAGTTCTGGTATTGCTCCGGCAATGTATATCTCCACCATTTCTTCTAATCCATTTTCTTTAGCAAGTACTTTTATATTTTCTGTGTCGCCTTCTTCTAGTAGTCCTGCTGCCGTTGCATTTATCTCTGCTGCAGAGTTAAATTCTCCAAAAATTTCATACATATCTATTTTCTCCTAATTTCTTTTTAATTTATAATTATCCCATTTCACTTTTCCGTGATATTGAGTCTTGGGAAGTTCCAAATCTATTAATGTCCCGCAGTCGCATTTATTGCTAGAGCATACGAAACGGTGGCAGTCAGGGCATACATAAGCAATTCCTAACTGATTATTATATTTCCAAAGTGCTGCCTTTCCGCTCATATGGTTTACCTCCAGTTATTAGTTGAATTTGACTCCTGCTTCGATAAGTGCTTCTTTCCAGAGTTCTTTTATTCCTTCTGTACAGTGAGCCATTGCATCATCCCAAGTTGGCCATCTTCCATTTTCATCGTAAAATTTGTACTGGTATGTAAGGCTCTGTTGGTTGTGTGGACTTTCAGGTTGATGCTTTACAGCGCATTCCGGACAGGTTCCTTCTGGAGTTCTCCCCAGCATGCTTATTCCATGTTTTTGCATTAAATGTCCCATGATATATATCTCCTTTTATAATTAATTATTTTTATTACTCTTTCATCTGATTCCTTAATATTCTTATATATCTTAATGTTTCGAACACATGAATTAGTTGATCATCTTCATTTGTAATTTCTTTGTTACATATTCCAGGGAATAAATCGCACATTTCATCGTATATACAATTGATGTGATTCCCTTTATCTTTGTTTGTTACTAATTGGCCAACGAATTCGTGTAGCATTTCTATCCATGCATCTTTCAGATTCTTCCTCTGTCTTTCGCTGACATATATTTTCTTTCTTTTCATGTACTGAAAGAAGTCTGAATAAAACGCTATGTAGAAGTTTGCTACATCCATCCCTATCTCCTTTTCTCAATATTCAATTAACAACTTGTTCAGTATTTACTAGACTTATCCACCATCTTTATGTAAATATGCATAATCTCCACCATCTCTTCCCAACTTGGCCAGAGTGTAGTATTGAAATCCATATCCACTTACTTCACTTACACCTTGATGTAAACTATTTTTTACTAAATAGTATCCTTTTTTATTTGGTGGGTCCTTTCTCCAATTTTCGGCTTCTACAATCTCAATCTTGGGTTCTGGGTGTATCAGATTACGACTCGGACTGTAGCGCAGCCGATTAGGGTGTATCAAATTCTTTAAATGTCTTGCTAGTCTCTTTTATTAGATAATGGGCTAATGCTGCATAGTCTCCTGTTTCATCCAATACTGTTAATTTAGGTCGTCCATGTTTTCCCCATATCTTATTAACAAGTCTTAAGGTACCAGGTTCTTTATTAATTGCATTGATTATGAAATGATGATGTATTGTGTGCTTATATTCCGTCACATGAACATATTTCAATTCACATCCTAACAATTTGTATTCTTTTCTTAAATCTTTTATAAATTTACTCAATATCTTCTTTGCTTCATTTCTTTCTGGCCGACATTCCGGTTTATATGTAAGCACCAGATGAAGATCTCCCGGTTTAAAATTATAGTTGATTAATCTTCTCAACTTTTTCTCTGCATTTCTTTCATTTACTTTTGATACATCATCTTCTGTTACATTTACTTTATTTTTATGTAGAGTATGTTTTCCATATCTACCACTTCTTACTTTTTCAATCTCTATAGTTGCACCTAAATCATATGTTTTTTTTATGTATGCCATTGCTGTCTCCTTATAGTTTAATTATTGATATATGAACCTAACTATAATACCTTTATCAAGTCGTTAATGAGGTTTCAGCCCTCATATTGCTTGACTTTTTGACATACACTTGATATAATTAATTAATGGTTTTTTATTCAAGTGCATATCTTAACTCCTAATGTTTTTTGCCGAACATTAGGAGTTATTTTTTTGTCTCTCTGCAGCTTCTTCTAACTGCTTGTCTATTAATTTTTCAAAGAGCGTGTCAAAATTCTTTTTTGCTTTATCTCTATCCTTCGTAACTGCTATTGCATAAGTTTGATCTGCGTATTTTCCTATAATTGTGTAGAACGGTTCGTTGGTCTTATTTTCCGTTTCTACGTACATTTCAATGTGTGACATTTTTTTAGGTCCTGAGCACATGCTCTCTACA